TCTGGAGATTGCTGAACTGGTATTATTGGAATAATAGTTTCCCCAAGGTTGTCGCTGTAGTAATCATTTGGATCAATTATGTTATTTAGTACAAGCTGACTCCAGAGGTGCTTTCTTACTTCATACATTGCGTCTATACTATAATCTGTCATTAGAATACTCCTCCGAATTTTTCTGTTAATGCCGCCTCAGCTTGCAATCTAATTGTACCTGGACTGAATGAATAACGCACCTTGGCAATAGATGAAGGAACTCTCATGGCTCTTTCAAACTTGGCTCCAAATAGATTTTGGAATCCAGACATCTTTATTGAATTGCTTACTAGTGGTCCGCTAAAATATCTGCTATATGTTAAGTCAAACTGATTTGTAGATAGTCTTCCTCCAGGGCTCTTTACAGTAACTGACTTCCCTTTGGGCATAAAAACCTTTTCTCCATCAATTTCAAAAACTAATCTCTCTGCTGATTTTGGTCTAATAACTATCGGCATTCCCTTTTCCATAACAGCAGCTTTTCTTTCAAATACATATCTGCTTTTTTGCTCTCTGCTTCTTGATGGCACTGAAGATTTTGAAAGCTTAAACTCATAGTTAATTTTAAATGATAGCCCTATGCCATCTAATTGATTTAGCTTAAAAAGACGACTTGCTGATTGCCCAGTCTTATTCCATTCATAAACATGGTGCAGGGACTTTGGCTTTGTTCTAGCCTGTGAATCAATAAATAAACCAAAATCTTTTTCTATCTGGTTAAATATTGTTGTTTTAAATAATCTTTGAAATGCCTTGTTAGACTCTAGTCTTGCTGCAACATTTGCTTGATAATATAAGAAAGCAGATATCTGTGCAACATTGCTGTCTTTGAGAACACCAGCTTCTGCTGATCCCACCATTAATCTTTCTAGACCAGATGATGCATGTAATAAAGCTACTCCACTAGTCTCCAATTATCTGGTTCTCCGACCTCTTGGCAATTGAGTTGTATGCCATGAGTGTTCCAAAAGGATCTGTGATTGGAGTTGAGCTTACTATCTCAAATACTGTTGGTGTATCGTTTGGATAATTTAATTCAAACCATATAACGTTGTTTGATGAATCTCTAATATTAGTTATTTTTTGCCTATATGTAATTGGTGTTTGAGTTCTAATTTCTATAGTTTGAGTATTCTCATATTTAGTTGATATGGCCCTGTTATCTCCGCTTCTTGCAGTGGATGAATTAGATATCATTCCTTTTGCAAAACACGGAACAGTCTTTGCATATACCCAAGACTTTTTAATAGCACCAGTATTCTGGTCCTGATAATCTTCTTGCAGATATACATCTACTTTCATGTTGAAAATAGAATCGACTAGGTTATTCATATTAAATAACTACCATTTTATTTGTGACGTATGGAAGTAATAGCTGGTCAGCATAGTTATTGCCTGTACCGCTAAATGCTGATGTATCGTATTGGAACTGCCAGTCAAATGTCTGGATGCTCTTAATGTATTTATTACGCCATTCTTTATCTTTAGAGAAAAAGTCTTTCATTAATTCAATACATGCAAGCTCTACTTCGTCTGGGACATTCTGCCAACCATATCTGCCAGCGACTCTATAAGTTCCGCCATTGATAAAGATTCCTCTTGCACTATCATTAATGCTTGGAGGTATCATTCCGTTTGCGTAATATACTACATTATCTAGAGCATTAGATCTATCAACTCTTAATCCGAATCCGCTTTCAGATATTGATACTGGCATACTTAAATTGTTTACATTATTAATAGTATCAACTAGAAGCTGATCATTTAAATAAAGCTCGTGCAGCTGGTTAATCTTTTGTGGCAATGGAAGTACATCTGCTCCAGTTGAATAAACAACGTTTATGTCATCATATAAATGAAACTGCTGCCCAGTGTAATTTTCAATTAGTTTTCTAGCATATCTTTCTGCTGCAACTAAATCTGAAAAGGTTCTGTAGTTTGGATCAGATTGGTCAAACCCAAATCCAAGAGCGTCCGCTGCCTGTGTTAAATCTGCATATGGAGTAACAACAAAAATCTTGTGTTCTTTTGTTACTAACTGTCCTTCAACCCGATATTCCCAGACCAGTTTTAATGATCTAGGTCTATTTGTTAGAGACAGGGGTGGGTATACACTGTATACACCGTAGTCTGTATCTATCTTTTCTGCAATTTGAGTATGTAAAACAGTTACTGGATTTATAGATGGAGCAACTGCTGGGTCTTCGGTTATGTCGTAGAATTTAACTGTTGGCAGTGCATCTGCTTCAGCTATTCCACCTTTCCAAAAGACTCTTTGTTTTACTGGTGAGTTTGTTCCTACTATAATTTCCATTTGTTACGTTTAAGCTTAGCTGTAATAATCCTGTACTTCTTTTGGTGTCGCTAAACGAAAACCCTCCTCTATATCAAAAATTTGCTGAGCAGCATCTTTATGCATTGCTACGAATGGATGGGTGCTTGTAAAAGTGTGTCCCAAAATATCGTATCTAACATTTGCTCTTGTCATCATAACTAGTACTGTATCCTCTGAGCGTTCCGACTTTGGATCAAATACTGGAAGGATTTCAATCTCTTCTTTTGCGTCTTCTACATCCTTGAGTGTCTTTGCATATACTGCGTAAGTCACTCCTTCTTCTGATAGTGCTGCAATTATATCCTGCTTGTTTTTAAGGCCTTCTGTATCAACCGCAAAATCCTCTGCAATTGCTTTCAGCTCTCTGACCTTTAATGTGTCAAAAGACATTTAATACTCCTTTTTCTAGGTAAAACCATTATAGCATTGTATAATTAAAATGAAAAGCCCCCAAAATTAATTGGGGGCCTTTCTTGAGATTAATTCCTAATTAGGAAGCAACCTTAACGTTCTTTACGACTACCCAAGCGTCTGCCTGCTCGATCTGAACACCAACACGAGTATACATTGTGTACTCGATTGAGTCCTTACGTGGCCAGAAGAAGCGGTAGACTGTTACGTCACGCTTTACGCCGACAACAACGTTATTAGGAAATGTCAAGTGGATATCTCCGTGTGAACCTGTTGGTGATGCGTAATCTCCTGCTTGTGTTTCTGGAAGCAATGGAACTTCAACGATTGGAATACCAAATGCGTATGGAGCTACATATCCTGCTGGACCTGAAACTGGTGCAACCTCACCGCGGATGATGCCTGAAGCAATATCCTGTGGGTTAACGTTCTGGATGTTTTGTGATGTTGAGAATAGGTAATCCTGGATCAAGTTTGATCCCGCAAGGAAGCGTAGGTCTGTACGACGCTGCTTGTACTTACGTGGAAGTGCCTTAAGTGCCTTGTTAAATACTTCACGAGAAATTGCTGCACCTGCAGCATCTACTACGTGAGCACTTGTCTTGGCCTTCTTTACAACACCATCAAAGGCCTTGTATAGTGGATCTGTTCCTGCGGCGTTACCGTTAAGAAGAAGATCTTCAATGTCGTTTCCAGCCTGTGTTGCCATCAAACGTGCAATATGATCTTCTAGATCTGCACCCTCGATGTTGTCTTCTAGTGACTCTGTTGAGAGTTCCCAGTCAAGGCGGAGCTTCTTTGTTGTGAGAGAGATCTTTGAGAAAGTTACACCTGAGTTAACTCCTGTGTTTTCTCCTTCGGATGCAAGCTTAACAAGCTTTTCTCCTACTGACATACGATCAATCTCTGTTGTGTCTGACTTCATTCTGACCGTACGTGCGACCTTACCAATTACGGTTGCGTCGAACATATAGTCTAGGAAGCGAGCTGATTGTTCTGGATTTAAAAGTCCACCGTTACCATCTTCTGATTGACGATGTACTCCTGACATTCCAGTGTTTGAGTCGAAGCCAGTTGATACTGTTGTACCAGCTGCTGCTGCTTTTTCTAATAATTCATTGCTCATATAATTCACCTACCCTAGTTAAATATTTCGTTTACGGAACCGAGGAAAGAACCGTTCCATTTTGATTTGTTTACTGCTTGTACCGCAGACCCGCCAAGGTCTGAGGACTTCTTAATTGCTGTATCGCCTTCTACGGCATCTACACGCTTTTGAACACCATCAATGGTGCCCTTTATTTCTGTTACAGCTGCACTAAGTGCGCTGTGCTTTTCTGCTAATTCTGTGATTTGAGCATTTAAGCCCTTGCTAAAAGTTTCTACAGTTTCTTTAATTTCTGAAACCTGTACTGCATTTGCCTCTGTAGCCTTGCTAAGAGTATCTGCAAAGAATCCCTTTAGGTCTACTAACATTTTTGCAAAATCAGGCTCTTCGACTTCAACTGCAACTGGTGCGTTAGCATCAGCTGACTTAAAGACATCTACAGAAGCAGAGTCTGCATCTTCTACTGTATCAACAGCAGCTGATGCTTCTTCGACGGCATCGATATTAGTCTCTGCCATGGTCTCTTCAACTACAACTACTTCTTCAGTTACAACTGATTCTGCAGCCTGTGCGTTTAGTTTTTCCACTTCATTACCTCCTTGTGCGTTTGCCTGTTTTGCTATTGTTTGTGTTGCAGGCAACGTAACTCTTGACTTCTTAAATGAAGCAAGAACTTTATCTATCTCTTTTGATTTGTTATGGTCTGAGCTTTCAACCCAACCAATTAGCGTAGCTTCTTTTCCAGTGACTGGAGAAGAGTATGTCTTGTCTGTTGAGATAAAAACAGAATCGCTATCTTCACAATAAAAAATATTTTCTGTGACAACTTCTGTTGCCATTCCTTTAAAAATAAGCTGACCATTTGCTTTTTCAATTGAAATGATATTACACATTTCGTTAGCTGGTGAATCTACAATTGAAAGTTCTACTAAATCATAATCTTTAATAAATCTTACAGTCTCTCCTGTTGACTTATTCATTTCGTTGTCTGACTCTTTAATCTTTCCGCCGATTGAAAAACCTGAAAGTGTTCCGTCAAGAACTTTCTCCCAAGTATCTTGTGCGCCCTTTGAAATATATGAAGTAACATAAACTCCATTGTAAAATTCTTTTGACTTTTGATCATAGTATGTCTCTGGCTTAAATGATACAACCTTGCCTACTGCCATTGGCTGATGCATCTCTCTTAAGTTTCCTCTAAAAGCTTCGAATGCTTTTAGGCTTGCTTCAGCAGTAACAACGTCTCCTGTTTGATCCACATTATCTAATGTAGCAAATCCAGACACGGTTCTATTCTCTCTGTTTACTTTTGTAAATGGAACAGATAAATGAAGGTTTTGGCCGTCGGAGGACCACTGGCTTTTTTCTATGTTCATATGCTTAATTTTATACTTATACATATAAAAAGGCAAATCGTAGTTGATTGGATTTAGTCGACTCGGCTTCCGTCGCCTTTAGCATTTCTGCCTTCTCCGACTTTATCCGATGAGGCAGCAGATCTTTCAGAATCCCTGGCTCTAGTTTTTCCAGCTGTAGCCTTTTGGTCAGCGGCTTGCTGAGGTTTTAATTCAACCATTTCGTCTCCGCCATCTACTGGAATTAATCCCTTTCTAATTCTAACTTCATTAGGGGTAATTACCTGCATTCTAAGATATCTTTCATCTATTTGAGATTGAGTATCTTCATCTGTAAGAGTAAGCTCTTCAAATTTAATTTTTAGAGCGTCAGTCTTTTCTTCAATAATTGAATTAATTCTTTTCTCTAATCTCATTTGTGCTGGACGACAAACCTGCTCTTTAAATGTTTTATCTGCATCTCTGGCATTTGCCAAAGATACTCCCTCTGGAACACCAATTTTATTAATTGGGACTCTGTGGGCAAGCAATATTTCGTCTCTATTCGACTGTCTGTAAATATTAAATGATGACTCTTGGGCTCCAGCCTCGACTGGCTCCATTTTAAATTCAACTTTATTATCCTGTGTGTCTGCTGGCAAAGGTATATAAAGAGATCTGTGGTTCTTTCCTTTTAATCCAACCTGGAAAAATTCAAGCAATTTTCTTTCTGACTCTGGTGAAAGCTTTGCTCCTTTTACTGTAATAATATATCTTGGGACCGCTTTATTTTCAAAGTAATCTAGGTTATATCTTCCAGCAAATTCATTTCCAGCCAATGACATTTGAGCTGCAACAATATCTGGGATACCGTAATAGTTATTCATTGGAGTATACTTCTTCAAATGAATAATCTCATTTGGTCTATCTTCTGATTCTCCAATTGGGTTCACAGTTTCTGAATCTCCAAAGTTTCTAAAGAAAACAGCCTTGCCGTAAAGCAATTGCATAAAGCCATCTCTTAGTCTTCTAACACGCATTGTCTTAGCTGGGATGTGTCCTATATACCCAATGTCTCCGCCTGTAGTTCTTCCAATTTCAATGTATCCGTTGCCTGTTGCCTCTAAGTCTGTATAGACCTTTATAAGGGTCTCTGTAAAAGTATCTTCATCGTTAGTTGCATCTAGCCAGTCTTGCAAATCCTGCTTTAATTTATTTAGCTTTCTACGTGCTCTATCTAATTGCTTATCATCTGATATTGCATCAATTGCGTCGTTTGTTTTTCTAGTTTCCATAAAGGAATATCCAAGACCAACAATGTTTGCAACCTTTGCATTGATAGCAGCGTAGTTGTAAGTTGAAACCTCATAGATTTGAGATAGGTATTCTAGGTTATATACTGGCTGAACAAGATCAAACATTGCATATCCAGTAACGGCTGACTGCAATAGATTCTGTTGTGTTCCCGAACCATCTTTACCAGTAAATGATTTTGCAAAGTCTCTGTTTACTTTTCTTTTAAAGTTTGTTCCTAGACCTCTTACTTTTTTAAGGTCATCTATTCCAATACCAAATGGGTCCACATGCTCTTTTTCTTTTTTAAATGAAAATAGATCTGAGCTATTTTTAACAGATACCTCGTATGTATCTTCTGTTCCGTCTTCTAAAAATTGTGTCATGTTACTGATCCCCCTCGTAAAACCTGGTCTTTATATTCTCCGATATCAAGAGGGTCTGGTGTAAGCCCCCATTTAAGTCTTTGGTTTTGATACTCAAACTCTTCGTCATCAATCTTTCTTCTTCCAGACAAAAACTTTGGCTTTCCTTCATATATCCCATAGTGTCTTACGGCATCAGCTAGAACGTTCATTCTAGATCTATTTCCTTTTACGGATGTTATCGAAAGGAAATTGCCATCATCGTCTCCAATCCATCGACCATCTGGCATTTCCCATACGTATATGCCTAGGCGTGTTTCTTCAACAACTTCGCTTTTTTGGTTTAATATTTCCATATGTAAAACAGTTTATCATTATTCTTAGCAAAAGTCCAGCCTTGATACCACGACAATGCACTTTTTTTAAAAATTGTGCAACCTACTGGTCAAATAACCTTATAAAGTATGAGGTTCCATCCTGACCTTGGGCACTTTCAGATATAGTCACTCCTGGGTCAGTAACAACCTTTGAGTTATCTGAGCAGTAAAGCCTGTAGTTATTTATTGCTTCTGCGGACGTAAAAGCCTTCTCGTAAAAAGCTATATTGTTATATAGATTTGAAGTTCCATACTCTGTATCTAATTGATTTTGATTAAACTTAATATTTAAGGCTGACTGACTTAATACAATTACAATATGGTGTGCAACATCATTTAGCAAGAACGTGGATACATTAGTCTCTGATGTCCTATTTATACCATTTACGTATATAGCAGAAATTCCAGCTTTTGTTATTAACCCGTTAGCCGCCCATTTAATTGATGAGGATGCTGAAGAAAACAATACATTTTGTCCACCCCTTGGAGTAAAGAACATCTCTATTGTCCGTGGCTGAATAGAAAGATCTACAGAAAACCCGTGGCCAGAATACATTGAAAGTCCGTTGTATTTATTCTGCATTCTTACTGGGTAATTATATTGTCCTACTGCATAGTCGTATGCTGAGTATATTTTTGATCCAGAATTATCTGCATAAAAATCTTTATTTGAATACATATCAATTTCTAGCTTATCAAAGTAAGGTAGGTCAAAGGATGAATCCTGTGTCGTCATTGTTACCCTTATATCTAATATTGGGCTTCCTGAGTTCTGGTTTTTGTTGTAGTATGGCATTGGAGAATTATTTTTGCAAACTACCCATGGCTGATTTGGGATTTGTATTTCAACCAAAATATTATCTACATCCTGCCCATAGCAAATTTTAGAAGAAACAATATCTTCTGGATTTGATACATACAGTCTTTCTTGAAAAGAAAATGTTTTTGTTTCCACGGCATCTGTTTCTTCAAACTCAATTCTGTTATACTCTGAGTTATAATATGCATCTCCAGAGGCAAGCTCTTCTAGTGCTTTTATTCCAGGATACCTATATGAAATGTCTGGTCTTACTGAGGCCGAGTTTAATGAAAAAAGAATTCCATTATTTGAATAAACAATTTGTGAGTACTTTGTCTCTTTGTATCCAGACAGATAATGATTTAATATTTTTGCTTCTTCTAGCTCATAGGCATATATTGCTGCTGAATCAACAATAAATTTTTTGCCTGAGTTGGCTGGCCCCAAAGATAGGTTTAAGCTTGTATTAGTAAATTTAAAGCTATCTACAACTGGACTTTCAGAAACAATTTTGCCATCGACATAAAGTGAAATTGTATCTTTAGAAAACATACCTACAACATGCATAGCTTTATTTTTTGTAATCTTATGCCAAACCGTCTGTGTTGGGCTACATTTAAAAATAATATTTTCATTTTTATAGAATAGGCCAATTGAATTGGCAGCATCGCCTAGAATAATATATTCGGCATTGTCATCTTTGGCTGGACTAAACCATATTTCAAATGAGAATGGGCCATCTGGATTTCTATTCATACCAAGTCCTAGGGCTTTTAGGCTTATCTGTGCATCTTCATTTATTTCTGTTCCTCTTACTCCCGCTCCAATAATAGGAAGAACCTCCATGCTTGAAGTATTAATTGCATACCCCTCCATAGAGTTTCCAGTGTAATCAATTATTGGCAGCCCGCTTACTGCAGCATATGAAACTCCGCTATCTTTTAAAGCTTGGTATGTTGGATATAATGTAGTTAAATTGCTGTATACACCAGCTTCTCCAGAACGAACTTCGTCTAATAAAAAAAATGCGACTGGGTTATCTTTTAAGACAGTATATTTATATGACATGTCTTAAATCTCTTCTAGGGCTTTAACTCTCGCTGTAAGCTCTTGTACTGCTTTAATAAGTGGTGCAATAAACTGATCATATCTTAATGCTTGCATAGAATCTGCTTCTGACATATCCAGCTTTACCCAACCAGCAAAATCTGCTACTCCAGATGCATCTAAAACTTCTTTTACCTCTTGTGCAATAAGTCCGTAATGAGTTCTTGATCCAGGTATAGAAACTAAATCACCATCAACTATTTCTTTACCGCCTTCAATAAACTTATAACTTACTGGATTTAAATCGTTTATAAAATTAAGACCGAGTGTGGAGCTAACTATATCTGTCTTTAGTCGCTGATCTGATGTAGCAACTGCTCCAGTATTAGAATATATTGTTTTCCAAAATCTGTTTGATGTAACTCCTGAAGGAGTATCTATTGGCTGACCAATTGAGTATAAATTGTTTGCAAGTGGGTACCAATTTGAGTTTACTCCGTAGCCTGCTGTTGTTGGAATATTTAAAGATATTGTAGTTGGCACTGGATCTATTGTTGCACTTGAACCAGGAATTCCTTGTGCTCCAGTGGCACCTGTGGCACCAGTTGCTCCTCTTGGAATTGTAAATGCAAAAACTGCTGCTGTACTTGTGCCAGTGTTTGTAACTGAAGCATTTGTTCCAGCTGCACCAGTTGTAGTCGTTCCAACCGCAAGCGTGGTAGGACCCTGCGGGCCAACTGGACCCTGTATTCCTTGTGGGCCTTCTGGCAAAACTAAATTTAATGTCTGTGTAGGTGAGGTTCCAGTAATTGTTGCTGATGCTGTACCGCCCTGTGCTACAGTTCCAATAGACAATACATTTGAAGGACCTGGACCGCCAATAATACCATCAATTCCTCTAGGCAAAGTTAGATTTAATATAGCTGCTGATGCGGTTCCAACATTTACAACTGACGCTGGAGTAGAGGCGCTAACTGTAGTAACAGAGCCTACGGATAACGTTCCTGAAGGCCCCTGTGGGCCTGGATGAGCAT